GCCGAGGGTGGTGGTCGAGATGCCCAGCGCGTCGGCAATCCGCTGGATCTCGTGCGGCATCGCCGTGCCGCCATCTTCTAACCGTTTCAGCAGGCTGACGCTCACGTTGGCCTTCGCCGCGAGCCCGTTCAGCCCGCCGTCGCCGGTGAGCCCGGCCGCGATCCGCTGCGCACGCAGGTTGTCCGCGCGCGATCCGTGTCCACCTGGCATGGTGCCCTCCATCGGCGGGGGCCGCCGTCAGGCAGCCCCCGCCATCAGGTCTACGCCGGTGACGTGGTGCGGATGCGCGCCATCGCCGACGGGTGGTACGTCTCCTGGGTGTAGTCGCCGACGATCATCCCCTTGGTGTTGTCGCCCGACAGCCCCATCTCGCGGTACACGAAGTTGCGCGACTGCAGCGGCAGCACGCGGACGCGCTCCCGCGGCACGATCAGCAGTTCGCGCGACGCCAGCGCCCGGCTCAGAAACACCGTGCACTGCCCGAACGGCCCCGCGTAGTTGCGGATCACGCGCTTGAAGAGCTCGGACTGGTTGGAGTCCTGGACCTTCGTGTCGTTCAGGTTGCTGATGTCGCGGAAGTACTGCGCGCCGGCGATGATGCCCCACGTCTCCGTGGTCGCCGCCCCATTGCCGAAGGCGTTCTGCATCGCATCGCCGATCCACAGGTGCGGGTTCGCCGAGAACGAGGCGTCGACGACCTGCGAGTTGATCGCCGTGAGCTGGGCGCGGATGCCCTGCATCGTGCGGGTGGCCGTCGCCGTGCCGAGCGAGTTGGTCCCGTTCAGCACGCCGGTGAGGACTTCCGCCTCGAGGATGGCCGGGACTTCGCGGAGCACCTTCGCGCGGGCCAGATCGTACGAGTCGCCGCCGTACAGGTTGACGCCCATCGACGTCCCCGTGGCCGCGATCTCGATCTTGAAGTAGCCCACCGTGTTGGCGCGGCGGTTGCCCAGCCGGGCCGTGTGGAGTCCCGCGTGCTCGTCGCCTTCCGGCGCGGACGGCGCGCGGACCTGCAGCGTCGAGCCCGCGGCGAGCGAGCCGATGCCGGCGCCGTCGTAGTTGCGGGTCACGAGCACCGAGTTGCCGCCCGACACGATCGAGCTCACCTGGACGCGCTCGGGCGCGATCCCGGTGATTTCCAGGATGGTGCCGATGGTCAGCGCCTCGGCCAGCCCGTTGACCTGGATGCCGGTCGCCGCGGTCGCCGACGCGATCGCGGTCGAGTTGATGATCGTGCGCGGCCGCAGGAAGTCCTCGATGAACTCGTGCTTGGTGCTCGCCGCGAACCCGTCCGGGTCGCCGAGCCAATCGAGGAAGGGCGCCTCATACGGGGCGAGCGTGCGGATGACCTCCGACACGTCCTCGCCGACGAGATTCGGCGTGAAGTACTTGTTCGTTGACATGCCGGAGAATGGCATCGGTTATCTCCCTTACGAGGCCGCGCGCTTGCGGCCCGCTTCAAACAGATCGTTGATGGCCTGAGGCGACCGATCCCCGCCCTCGACGCGCGCGCGGGCGCCGTCGATCGTCGCGGTGGTCGTGTGCCCGTGCATCGACGCCCCGCCTCGCGCTCCGCCGCCCTGGCCGGCCGGTGCTTTGCGATGATGCGGATGCGCGTCGAGGTACTGCTTCACGAACACGTCCAATGGCAACGGATTGCCGGCCGTGGTCTTCGCCGGCTGCCCCTGCTCGTCGAGCACGAAGGGCTCCATCTCGTCGGAATACCCGATCCGGTGCTGGAGAATCACTTCGAGTTCCCCCAGCGATTCCGTCCGCGCGCCGGCGGAGGCCGCCAGCGCCTTCAGGTTCTGGTTGACCAGGGTCCGGATCTTGTCGTTCCGCTTGGTCTCGCGATCAACGCGACGGGTGATCTCCTGCGCGTGCGCTTCTTCGCGCTCCGTCAGGGTCTTGCGGGCTTGGGTGGTGGTCGCCTCGAGCTGGGTCTTGAGGTGCGTGGACGCCGCCTCGATTTCCCCCCACTTGGCGCGATCGGCGGCGATGCCGATCTCCCACTTCGACCGCTCGGCCGCCACGCTGCTATCGATCTGCGCCTTGGCTTCCGCGGCCGCCTTCTGGTTCCCCTTCCCGAAGCCCTCGCCGTACTTCGCCGTCCCGACCTTTTCCAGGACAGCCGTCAGCTCGGCGGGGACAGCCCCGATGAACTCACCCTTGTCGTCGATCTCGATCTCGAACTTCGCCATGTGCGTGTCCCTTTCCCGATACTGGGTCGCCGATACTGTCGACGCCGATACTTAGAGTCGGACGAGTCCGAGCGACGTCGCCGAGAGCCGTGCGGTGCCCCCGGTCCCGCCGCCGAGCGTCGCGTCCAGCGCGATCGTGAAATGGTTGGGATCCGATGTCGCCGTGATGGACTGATCCCCGTTGACCGGCGCGGCGCTGCCGACGTGGCCCGCGATCGTGATGATGTCGCCGCGGATGAACCGATGCGCCGCCGTCGTAAACCGCGTCGGATTCGCCGCCGTGCTCGACACGAGCACCACAGCCGGCCCGAGCGCATCGAGCAGACGATCCGTAATGTCAGGGGTCACGGGGTCGCCGTTCTCGGCCTTGACGATCTTGAGATCCGACACCGAGGCCATGCGCGCGAGATCGCCGACCGTCAGGCCGGCCGCTTCCCGCCGCGCGCGCAGCGAGTCGAGGCGATGGGCACGAATCCCGCCAGCCATCAGGCGCCCGCCTTTCGGAGCCGCGCCGCGATCTGTCCTTCGAGCACCTGCTTCACGGTGGCCTGCTCCTCCGACGTGAGCCCGAAGAACTGGCGCAGCACGCCGCGGCGGCCCGCGCCGGTCACCTGGTGCCAGATCGCTTTCTGCTCGCTCGACTCGCGCCGGCTGCGCTGAATGAACGTCGAGGCCGAGAACACCCGGCGGGCCTTCTTCAGCACCGTCGACGTCGTGTTCTTCGCCGCCATCTACTTCGTCCACCCGAGCGTGACGCTCGCCTTCTCGTCCGACACCTGGACGTTGGTGATCGTGAAGTCGTTGAGCATCCCGCCCGACACCTGGAGGTTCACCGCGGTCGTCCCCAGCGCCTGCCGCTTCGCCTTCGCGTACCCGGGCGAGTACGGTTCGAACGGCGCGCCGGTCGCGTCGCGGCCGCTCATCGTGCGGCGCACGATCTGCTCCCTGGCGAGCAGCCCGATCTCGCGCATGTCGTCGGCGGTCACGAGCTCCAGGTGCTCCAGCGCGCCGAAGGACTTCCGGACGGTGATCTGCGCGCCCATCAGGCCGCCTTCCGATCCCCGGGCGGCAGCGCCGCGATCGCGGTCTGCACTTCCGGCATGCGCTGGTCCGTCCCCTGCAGGTCGCGCGACTCGCTGAACTTGCTGAGCACCTGCCAGACGTGCCGGCAGTTGTAGCCGCCGCCCGTGAGGAACACGTTCGGCAACTGCCCGTTGTCCAGCGCGTCGATCTCGGGCTTGGTGTAGACCTTCCCGACATGCTGCCGGCAGAACGGCCGCAACTTCTGGTCGACGGGTCCGACATACGCGAACACGTCCCCGGGCTGCGTCTTCATCGCTTCGACCTGCCGGCCGAAGATGCTGACTGTGGTGTCGTACAGCGTCTGGAGCCGCGCCTCTTCGACGTCGACGGCCTCACTGAGGTCGTCGAGTAGATCGGTCACCGGCCGCTGCGCGTACAGTCCCTGGGCGAGCGTGCGCCACAGCGCGTGCGCGAGGGCATCGCCGACGCCGACGAGGTCGAGCCGCGCGATCTCCTTCAGCGCCAGGATCCGGGACTGATCCGAGGTCGTGAACGCGGCCAGCTTCGCCGCCCCGCGCAACGTGCCCATCTGGGCCACGAGCGCATCGAGCGCGTCAGCGGTGGCCGTCCTGGTCAGTGCCTCGAAGCCTGACACGCGGAGCGCCTTCTGGATCTCCTGCCTCAGCTTCGCGGCGCGCACCGCGCGCGAGAGCGCCGTCACCGACCCCTCGATCGCGGCGATCGCCAGCGTCCGCAGCTGCCGCTCGAGGTCGCGCAGGACGCGCCCGAGCTCGGTGGCGTACGATCGGCCGACGGCGTCGGCGACCTTCGCCAGCTTCTCGGCCTCGGTGAGCACGGCCAGGGATTCGCTCATGCCGCCACCGGCTCAGGCTGCGCGCCCGGCTGCCCGCTGAACCGCAGCGCCATCTCTTCGAGCTTCTGCTGCGCCGGACTCTTGACCTCGGTTTGCTCCAGTTCCTTCTCGATCTTCGCGGCGATCTCTGGCGCGACATCCGGGAGGAACTTCGGCACCAGCCGCTTCCGGACCTCGTTCATGAACGTCGGACCCATCTCGAGCGTCGTCGCCGCCTGCGCCTGCTCGATGATCTCGGCGAAGGGCGTCTCTTCGAACGTCTCGGGATAGGTGATGACGACGTCGGCGCGCTCCCACTCGGACTCCCAGGCGTCGGCTCCGTAACGCGCCCGGAACCAGAGCTTCGCCAGGGCAATCTCGGTCCGCTCGCACTGGTCCGCGTAGGACGTCAGCACCTGGTTCATGTCTTCGCGCTTCAGCTGGAGCGAGCCCTGTGCCTCGGCATCCTTCGAGTCCGATTCCCAGGGCGCCGCGGCGAGGCGATAGATCCGGCGCAGGAGGTCCGACCGTTCGGCCTGGTAGACCGTGACGTTTTCGGTCTCGGGCTGGACGTACTGCGCCGGCAGCGGCGTGAACAGGACGTTATCGACGCCCTTCTCGTCGCCCATCATGGTCTTCGCCGCGGCGACGTCGGTGGCCTGATCGCCCGTGCCGAGCGGCGCGTTCAGCACGCCGAAGGTTTGCCCGCGGAGAATCTGGGAGATTTCAGAGTCGAGGTTGTACAGCCGGATGTAACTGTTCGGATCGCCGAGAATCGGCTGCCCGATCAGCGGCTCGAGCCGGCGCCGCTTGGCGTACTGCACGACGACTGGTAGTGTCCCGAAGCCGTGCTGTACCTGGTCGCCTGGCGTCAGGGAGCCCGGGTCGTAGACTTCCCAGGTCGTCTCGTCGACCAGCCGCTGGCGCGCTTGGTTCTGGATCGGCGCCTCCTTCAGACTCGTGCGCGGGATGGGTTCGAGCAGCTTCACCCCGATCAGCTCGCCGCGGTCGTTCTGGACCCAGTCCGGGACATCCAGCGGCAGGTAGATCCGGAGGTAGGGCTGCGACGCATCCGCGGCGGTCTCGGCGGCCGTCCCAGCAGGCGCCTTGTCGCGGTCCATGTAGTGGAAGACATGCCCGAAGGCACCGGCGGCGATGAAGCCGTCCCACATCCACTCGGTCATCGAGCAGCCGTAGCCGTCGACGTTCGCCCACCAGTCGAAGATCTCGTGCCCTTCCGCCTTCCCGTGCACGGTCCGCGCGATCGGCGGGCGGAAGAGCGCCGAGGCCTTCTGCTCGAGGATCGTCGCCGCGACGTTGGTGTAGTGCGCCAGCGTGCGGCGGGCGAGGAGCGCCTTCGTGGGCTTGCGCGGGTTGGTGGCCTGATGATCCTTGTATTCGCGCGGGTGCGCGACGAGATAGGTGGCGTCGGCGAAGCCGCCTGTCCCGTGCAGGACATCGAACAGCTTCAGCCAGACCGCCTTGTAGCGGAGATAGGTGGGATGCTGAATGGCGGGCGCGCCCGATCCCGTCGACGTGGTGTACGAGAGATTGGCGATGCTCTACGGTACGAAGGGCGAGGCTCCGTGGCGAGTTTGTTGGGGAGAAAGTCCCCGTCGCCGGTAGACGCGGATCACGACCTCCAGGCTTTCGCGCGCGAGCGCCGACAGCGAGATGCCGCGCGCTAGCGCGATCCGGCACGCCTCGTCGTAGGTCTCTCCAGACACCCGCGTCGTCACATCGTGCGCGTCGGCGGCGATCGGTGGCCGTCCGATGCGCTTCGGGGCGCTCACAGCAGGTGCTCCATCATGGCCGAGCCCACGTTCTGCACCGGCTTCTGCGTCGGCCATTCCCTCACGATCCAGTACCCGAGCGCCGATGACGCGTGGGTGATCGTCTCGCCGGATGGCTTGTCCTCGACCTCAGCGCCCTGCTTCTGGGTCGTCCGCTGCAGGGACCGCACGAGCGACCGCGTCGGACAGGTGCGGAACGGCGACCACTTCCGGATCCACAGCCGCGTCACCCCGTTCGCGTTCTTCAGCAGCCGATTGACCGCGGACAGCCGATCGCTGACGCCTGGATTCGCCAAGGGGACGCGTACATCGACCGGACCAGACACGGAGAGCCGTTCCGAGATGATGCTGTAGTTCGACTTGTGCGACTTGACGTGCCGCGCACGCCCGGTGGCGTCCCCGTAGACGTGGAACCCGGCCGGCCAGCTCGGATACTTCTCTAGCACGGCATCGCAGGCCGTGTCGATCGTCGCAACCTGCTTAGAGATCCCGTCGACGACGTGCGGCTCCGGCCCGTGCGGCCCGGCGACCACCTGCCCGATCACCCACTCCATCGGCGCGACGTTGAAATCACAGGTCAGCACCAGCGGCAGGTTTGGGTCCGGCGGCTGCACGTCTTCCGTCCAGTGCAGCGTGTCCCTGAACATGGAATAGGCCGGCTGGCCGTCGAGCACGACGCCCTTGCCGTGAACGAAGGCCTCGATCTCCTGCTCGGTCGCGTTCTCCTGCACCTGCGCCAAGTACTCCGGGTTCCGGCTCAGGAGCTCGCTGTTCTCGGTCAGCGACATGTCGTACCGCTTGTAACGTGCCGGCCGTTCCGGGTCGAAGAAGTAGTCCTGCATCCAGGAGAGATCGTCCGCGGTGCCCGCCGCCGCGGTCTGTCTGAGCTTCGCGCTCGGATGCCGCACGCGCGCCGTGGTGTTCCGCCACGCCCGCTGCGAGATCAGCGCCGGTTCGTCGACCAGCGCGCCGGCGACGTTGGGCCCCGCGATCCGCTTCGCATCCTCGGCGTCCGCCGCCGACTTGAACCAGATCGGCCCGCCGCCGAGCCAGGTGAACTCGTGTTGCGTCTCGTGGTAGTGATACTGATCCGGCGTCAGGAACCACGGCCGCCCGTCCTCGGTCAGTTCCTCGAGCTTTGGGAGCAGCGTCTTGAGGACGTGATCGTAGGTCGGGACGACCCAGATGAGCGGCAGCGGATGATTGATGGCCGACAACTTCAGGGCCTTGCCCCAGAGCGTCATGGTCTTGCCGCTGCCCCAGCCGCCGCAGAACAGCAGCGCCGCATCGGGCGTGTCGTCGTCGAAGAAGGCCTCCTGCGCGGTGTCCGGAATCGGTGCCCACCAGATGGCGATTTCCCGATCGACCGTGACGAGCTCGGCGCTCATCCCTGCTTCCGAAGCAGGACCGCGCAGTACGTGAACGGGTGCTCGTGCTCCGTCGGTGGCCCTGCGTAGACCTCGTGGGTGTGCGCGTGCGCGTAGAACCGATCGACCTCCACCATCCCGGGCGCAATCAACCGCTGCGCCAGCGACGTGTCCGTGTAGCAGCGCCAATGGAACGTCTCGAACGGCTCCGCGTTCGGCGTCCAGGGTACGTCGATGAAGGCGTAGCCGCCAGGCAGGAGCCAGCGTGCGATGTTCCTCGCGGCGAGGACATCGCCGTACGGGTCTTTCGGGTCGCCGTAGTAGCCAAGCCCGAAGTGCTCGATGGCGCCGAGGCAGGCGATGAGGCTCAGCGTCTCTGGCGGGTAGAGGTCCGGCGACTTCGCATCCTGGCCACCGAGCCGCCAGTCGAGGCCGTAGACCTCGAGCGTCGGGTTCTGACGGCGCGCCTGGTCAACCCAATCCTCCTCCGCGCAGCCGAGATCGAGCAGCACTGGACCGAAGGCGGCAGGTAGCGGCAGCGACAGCGGGCAGAGCTGACGCTCGATCATCCGCGTGAACAACAGCATCGACGGATCGCCGCCGGTGTAGGTCCAGACGAAGGGCACGGTGGCCGCCGACGTCTCGCTCACGACTGCGCCTCCGGCTTGTAGCGGCCACCGAACGTCACCCGCAGCGGTCCGCCGTCCTTGCCGGTGTGTTCGTGGCGTTCGATGAAGTCGCCCTGGCTCTTCCCGAGCAGCTCGGACGCCTTCAGCCGGTCGCGCCATGGCACCTTCGCAAACTTCCCCTTGCCGTGCAGGACCGACGTCCAGAACCGCTGCCTGGTCTCCCGACTGGCGACGAGGGCGTCTGTCTTCGCGCGGGCGGCGATGGCGGCCCGGACGTTGTTGCGCTTTGTTAACAACCGGCTGGCCATCGACCTGGCTGAGCGATGTGAGTAGCCGGCGATGAGGGCGGCCTTCGTAGCGTTGCCGGCCGCCTCGCCCATGTAGGCTTCGACGAAGCGCCGCTCGCGTTCGCTGAGGGGCCGCGCTGTCTTCGCGCTACGCGATGAGGACATGGGTCATTCGCCTGTTGAGGTCAGCCGCAGGATACGCCCGAAATGTTCCACATAGCACAGTCGTATATACAGATAGACTCGACGCCTACGCAGCGTAGACGCGTCGCGGGTGAATCGTCGTCTGAAAGCTCTCCCACCGATGACGACAGCGCGGATCCCGGCACTGATGCACGCGTCGACGATAGCCGGCGATCCGCTTCTTGCTGTCGACGACTCGCCCCAGCGAACCGCACCGCTGACACCGCTCGGGATCGGGAAGGCGTTTCATTGGTTGTTCGTCTCCTCGGTCTGCTGCGCTCCCTCGGACGCGGGAAGGGCGAGGGTGGCAGCTGCCTCAACAAGTGCCGCAGAAACTGCATCCGCCCAGTCGTGCGCGAGGCGCTTACGTCGATCGACCTTCCCCGATTGCCACGCCTGCGCCATCTCCAGCAACCGCTCCCGGAGGGCGGCGCGATCCCCTTCGACGTTCGGCGCCGCTTCTGGCCACGCCCCGTCGAACGCGGCCGAGACCTGCCGCCAGATCGCTTTGTCCCACGCGCTGTCGCTGAAACAGTCGGCGAGCGCATCTCGGACCGTCTGGCGGAGGGCGGCGCGATCCGCGGTCATCGGACACCGCCTTTCGCGACCAGTTGCAGTAATCGAAACTCCAGATACCGTAGAAGCGTGCCGCACGCCGCGATGGCCTCGACATCTTGTGTCAGCGTCACGTCGGCCGTTTCAAGTAGATTGCGGGCGAACGCGTCCAACTCGTCATGCGTCTCCTGAAGGCGTTTGCGATACGCGTCCCTCTTGCTCATGCGCGATCTCCTGTCGTGGCGTCCGGCGCTCGATGCTTCACGCGACATCCAGGCGTGCCTCGTTCGCAGACGCGGCTAACGTGCGCTTCCTTGTGGCACGGCGTGGCGTCCTGCGGGAGAGGGGAGGCGGCCAACCCTGCGATCTGCCTGAATCCGAGCGCACAGAACGGGGACTCGGCAGCCTTGACCGCGCAATCCGTCGCCAGCGCAGCGATCTCCTTCAGCGCCTGCTCCAGCCGCTCCCGCTGGGTGCGTTCGGCCTCCAAATCGCTTTCAAGTTTGCGCCGCGAGAACAGCTTGCGCTCAGCGATCTCGTCTCGCTCCCGTTCCGCCTGCTCGGCTCTAGCGGTGGCTGCCTCCGCGGCCTTCTCGTGCTCCTGCATCTCAGCGTAGAGGGTCGTCCGCACGGCTTCCGTGTTGCGCGTGGCCTGTTCGGCTCTGGCTGTCAGCGTGGCAATCTCGGCCTGCTGCGCGTCGAGGGCGGCCAAGAGATCCTCAACGTCAGACCACTGCGCGTTATGCTCCGGGTCGAGCACGTTGAGTGTGTTCGCACGATGCGCCAACTTCACGACTTCCAACCGGGCGCGGATCGCCGCGATCGCCTCCGGGCTGGGCGCCGTCAGGCAGTGTGGACAGCCATCCACGACACC